TATTCCTTCTTGTTATTTGTTTTTGATTATAGAAGGGGTGAAGACAGCCCCCTAAGGGACTGCCGATAGTTATTTTTATGTTAGACCGGGGATACTCACAGTCTCGATGTCATTCGACACCATGCTATTAATCGTTAGCTTAGTGTTATTTTGGTCTTCAGGCCCTGCTTGATTTCGAATACCGTTAGCGTAAGAGTCATAAGTGCCATCTCCCATTAACCATAATTGAGTAGCACGATAGCAGGTTTCAGTACCAATAGCGAAGTTTCCAAAGTCTCCTGATGTGTAATTAGGCCTAAATTGTTCGCCAACTTTGTAATCATCTAACCACTTTTTAGGGTCTGTTATCATAAGTCTAACCTCAGCATCAGTAGGCATAGGTTGATTGATACGAAGCGTAGTAACAACCATAGAAGCCACTTTACCGTGGAAGTTTCTGTTAGAACCTCTACCGCCAATAGTGAAATCACCAGTATAGCTTCTATCCATTCTAGCCCCTGTTGAACCGGCAGTCCATTTAGCTTCTGTACCTGCATCATAGAGACCAGACCAAGCACTAGGTCCATCGTTTGAACCCATAAGTCTAATATCAAAAGCATCAGATAAGTTAGCCGCAGTAGCATTACTTGCACTAAGTCTAGTACCGTTATTAGCTATATAAACTCCCCACCAATGAGTAGAGTTTGCAATTCCACCAATATTGCCAATTAAACATTCATTAACAGCACCTTGCCTACCCCATCCAAAGTATAAGTTACCATTAGTACCAGTCACTCTTAGATAGATATTATCATCAGTACTACCAGCGCCTTCACCTTGATTCCAAATGTGTTGGTTACCAGTATTATTCTTAGATTGAAACACTACAGCAGTTGCCCAAGGACGAACACTGGAACCATTAGCAGTGTTTCCTGATGTAGTAGGTGGGGCGATGTTCGTAGCATAGCCATTCATATGCAAAGGGCTTACTGTGTAGTAATTAGCTACTTGTTTTAGGTGTTCATTAGAACCACTAAAGTCTAAAGCCTTAGTCCACGGTGTAGTCATAGTTTGTGCAGGAGCCGTATTAGTAGCTTGCACCTCAAATGTACCAACACTAGAACCGTAAGCGTTAGCACGAGTAACTGTAACTGTGTAAATAGTATTAGCACCAACTTCAGCCAGAGTACCTTGTAAGTATCCTGAAGTAGAGTTGTATACCATGCCTGAACTACTAGGGCTGATTGTTACTGATTGTGTAAAAGTAGCACCAGCAGGAAGTAGTTGGAAATTAACCGCAGTACCTTCTTCATAGCTATAATCCAAAGAGGAGAAAGCAGAAGGGGTTAAGTCAGCGTTAGTTAGAGAAGTTACTTCAGTCCAGTTGATAGCGTTGCCCATGAATGTGCCACTAGTAGGAGCTACAGATTGGTTATCATTGAAACCATTTGTAGGGATATACCAAGTAGTGTTTGTAGGGTCATCATCGTAAGTATCTGTTGTACTTGTTCCTGTGCCACCGTTCTGAAGGTCAAAGTAATTAGCTTCTTCTTCTGTAGCGAATACAGGGTGGTCATAGTTACCGTCTGGAGACTCAATGTAACGGAAGTTCATAGTCGGAGCTAAGTCTTCTAGTAAGTGAACCTTTGGCGCACTGTAGACTTTAGCGTTTACATTTGCGGATTTGATACCCAAGTGAAATTCTGCACCGTCTACAACAGGGTAGCTACTACGAGCATGAAGAACCCAAGAACCATCATCTTGTAATGAAGAAATAGCAATAAAGCCGTTCTCATCAATACCACATTTTATCTTTACAGGGTTTCCATCAAGCCAATCTTGCTTTTGGTCCCAGTTAGACCAACCTGAACCACCTACATAACCTGTAGACGCACCGTAGTTTGTCCAAGAGCCATTTGGTGTTGGGTGGAACCAGTGTGAGAACTGGAAGCCGTAGTGAGCAGAGTTGATAGTCGCAAAAGAAGTTGGGTTAGCATAGTTAGAACTGCCACTAAACTTGTTATCGTCATAGCTTGCTTGAGTGTGTACTAGACCGAAACCAAGTTGGCCTTCACCACGAATATCAAAAGTGTAGTATTCACCTGCTTGGTTGATAGTGGTTGTAGACTTCAATCCTGCATAGTTAGCATAGCCAACACCATCATATGAGAAAATATCATCCCCGACAGGGTCAACAGCATCATTACCCTCTAAGGTATACCCTGCGTCTACACCAGCCACATCAGCAATCATTGTGCTGTAAGGGTCAGAGATAACAACAGATTCAAAAGCACCTACTGTGAAAAGTTCGTTCAGAGTGTTTACAACATCTTGAAGACCACCAGCTACAGCAGTACCGTTTACAGATACATTTGTGTGGATAAGCTTTTCGAAGTGTTTGTGTATAGAAGCCTCAGTTGAACCTGAAGGTACACCAGCACCGATAGCGTGTATGTGGATTGTTCCGTCAACATCACCAACAGCTTTGATAGTGTTCACACCAAAGGCAGAACCATTGTCCATGATGATAGAAGTAGAAGTGTCATCTAGGCGAAAGTTTACGAGGATGTCTGTCAGGTCTGTACCTGTGTCAGATACACCAGTTACATTTGCGTTAGCGTTTATATAGTCAACAGCCGCTTGAGCATCAGCAAAAGAGTTACCGTCTTTGTCTGCGAAGTCTGTGTAGTCCATCGCATAGAATTCATATTGTGTATCAGCATCGTTAGCAGAACGAATGTCGTTGATAACATCTAAACGAGTATTGTCGTCAGCGTTGATAACAGCACTCAAACAAGCGTTCCAGTATGCGGGGTTAGATGAACCGATGAAGTTGATACAGTTACCTTCAGCGTTTCGTGAAATACGAATAGACATATTGTTACCTCACTATTGTAATTAGAGTTGAAAGTGGCTGAATAAGAATCTCGTTGTTACAGCGTATTGCTGGTAGCGCACGAGCGTTTAAATCTTCATCAGAAGCGATATAAGCAGACATCTCAACACGGTTGAGGTAGCCTTTACCTTGAGAACCAGTACCAAAGAAGATTGGCTGTGTAGTCAAAGGGAAAGTAAATGTTACAGCATCATTACTGTCACGAGTAGCCCATATAAGACCTACTTCTAGTGTTGTGTTAGCAACCTGTGGCACAGCATTGAAAGAGAAGCGTACCTGTACACGGTCACCTATCTTACACTGTGTCATGTCGTAGCTACCTTCTGCTTGTGTGTACTGTAAGTCACCAGTAGTTACTGCCGCTGAGTGTGATGTGTCTGAGTAGTTAATCAAATCCGTAACACCTTCTGGCATGTGTACGCCGCCGAAGAGACCTTTAGTTTGGTCAAAGTTAGGGTTAGTTTCTCCCCAGTATTCTACATCATTAGCCACTTGGCGTGTTGTGCTGAAGCCAAACCGTTTCCAGATACCATCTGTAGCTTGTAAAGCCGTGTATTGTACATTTGAACCAAGGTCATTTGCTCCAGAGCTACCTGTTGTTCGTTCAGCGAAACCGCCTGTGAACTCATAGCCACTGTTACCTGCCTCAATCTCGGTTTGAGTAAACGATGAACCCCCTTCAGAAGGGAACACCGAGGATAGTGTATTTGTCATAAGTTGTCCTTATTGTTATAATTGAAAGTGAGGACCGTCTATAAATGGTCTCTTTCCTTGTGTTTGTCGGAGAGACACATATTCATCCATAGCTAGACGAGAGCTACGGTATTTGTGTAAGGGAGCCAACCAAGCGGCACCCCAAGTAATGTCTATACCAGTCTCTACGGAAGCTATTCTAAAAGCTTCAGCTATAGTGACATAGTCTTCAAGTTCCCAAGATACTTTTGAACCGTGATAAGCAACAACATCAACAGCCTTACCTTCTAGGTGTTTGCTTTTGAGTGTTTGTGACTTACCGTCAGCTACTAATAGTCTCTGTTGTTCAAGGGTTCTAAGACCACAAGTAACACCAAAGTCTACAGCAGAGTAGTCTAAGGCTAGTTTAGTTACTTCCACTAGTTGTGGGTTCACTCCTACTAACCTGTCTTGAGAGCGTTGGGATAATTTGAAACCTGATAGTTCAGGTGTAAACATGTTTGTAAACTTCATTTCTTACTCCATTTATCAACCATCTTCTCTCCAGAACGACCAACAACATAACCACCAACACCGATTTGGAGTAAGTTCCAAAGTTCGATTGGTAAGTCTATTGAGATAGGTGTTACGAGAAATAAGCTGATGATTGGGAATATCAGATAATTGACAGCAACAATCGCTACGATAACCATCATAAGCAAAGGTCTCCAAGCTGATGTTATCCAGTTACTTGAGCCAGCTTCAGCAAGTACAATCTTGCCACGCATAGCCTCTAGGCTGTCTGTATGTTCTAGTAATGCTAGTTTTACTTCTTTGTCTATATCAGCGGCTTTATCGCTGTCAGGTATAAGTCTTTTGACCAAGTCACCTACAATAGGTGCAAGGACAGTTAGAATAGGGGTCATATGTTTGTCCTTTATATGTGAAAAGACCACCCCCAAAGGGATGGCCTAGTGTTTGTTTATGTTTTGTTCTTATGGTTTTCTTGGAAAAATTGCTTTCAAAGGGAAACCTTCTTGGCTAGGTAAATCACGAAGAGCTTTACGATAGTCTTTTTCTTCTTGTGACATTGTTCTGTCTTGAACAGCCCACCAGTCGGTTTCTGCTAAAAGCATATCCCGAACCTCACGAGCCTTTGAAGACATTGCGTCTAGCTGTTCTTGAGTAATGTTTTCCATCTTATGCTCCTAAAATAAGGGTTGTTGTGTCTTTAGCTATACCTATTGAAGGTGTTGCGCCTCTTGTTACAACATTATTATCAAATCCGTACCTTGCCGCTGGAACTAAGGTTGTTCCTGAAACAGTGGCTTCTCCAGCTATTATAGTGTCTACAGAAGAACCTGTAACAGGGGTGTCCGCAAACCCTAGAGGCACCGCCCCACCTGTGGTAAAGGTGTCAAAATCAGAGAATAGTATATGGTTTCTCTCTGTATACTCCGATAAAAGCGCTGTAAATATACGAATACTTGAACCAGAAAAGTCATAAAACATTCCACTATGAAATTGGCTGATAGGGTTGTTCGAAACAGCATTAGCGTAATTGCTGTTAGACGAGTAAAGCCAAGAATTAGCTCCCCTAGAAACAGATGTTTGATATTCGGGTTCTGTTGTGTAGTTACCACCTGTTCCAAAAGTTA